GCCCGCCAATGTGGATAAATTCATCTAAGATTGCCTTTGTCCATATAACTTGGTGCGCCATATACTTCTACCAGTCTAATCGCCTTTCCTGTATGCCTTTGCCCCTGCATTGGCCTGCCGTTGTTGTTTTGCTCCAAATCCTGCTACTTTGTTCCGGTCATACTGTGGCTGTAAATTCTTGTCTGCGCAGAAGTCATTGTAAGCTTTGTTCTGCTTTGTTAGCCTATCGGCAAGTTTATTGTATTCGTCTTGGTAAATTTCTTTCACGTCGGTCTCTGCGATTCTGTCCATTTGTTCTTGCTTCATAAGCAACTGTCGTTTTGTCTTCCTGATCGCACGTTCCATTGCTCGTTGCTTCTGGGAGTTAAGGTATTTTTCTTTTACGGATTCATCATCCATTATGTTTCCATTTCCGTCCAGAAGGTTCCCATTTTCATCTCTCCAAGGATTTTTCATTCCTTCAGCAAACGGTTTGAAGCTATGTCGGCAGTTCCATCACCAGCCGCAAAGACCTTCTCCTGTTCCATAACCTGTTGTTTCAATAAAATCCGGATATTCCTTTGCGTTTGACGTTGCATCACCTTCTTTCCAACAAGAAATTAAAATAAAGCTTTTATTTTGCTCTTTGAATCACTTAAACAGTAGTCAATTTCTCTAAGTCCTCGTCTTTTACATGGTAAACCCTGCCTTGCCAACTCATGTGGTTGGCGGGCTCATCACGTTCTGTAAATCTTGCATTTGAGTGTGCGGAGACAATCACAAGATTAGTCTTCGCTTCTTGCATATATTTCAGGCTTACTTTAGCGGCAGTTTGCGATATTCCGGTTACCACCGCACACCTTACCGCCGCTTCCAATGTTCTTTCCGTCCCGGTGGGATAAGTAACTTTTACGCCTTTCCCGGCGTATTCGTCTAACACATCGGATATCGCCTGATTGTAACTCTGTACGCCGCTGGATACCCTCATCTCTGCATCGTCCATCAGGTTGATTAGGTCCTGTTGTGATTGGTCCATCGTTGTTCGGGTGAGGTTTTGTAATTCTCCAAGCGTCTTCTGGTACTCGGCATCCATTACGGTTATTACTTCCTGATTTTCCAGTGGGTTCGAAACTTCAATTCCCATTTCTTCGTATACAGTCGCATCGTCTTCCCACGAAGTCATTACAGCTTCCTGCAATATAGCTTTCATCTCTACTGTGGTCGATTTTGTCAGAACGGTCAGGCGTTTCAAAATTTCTGCCTTATGTTCTCCCATCTGTTCCAGTTTCCAAATCAGCCGGTCTGCCGTTGGTGGGAGTTGTCCAGAAGCAATTACTCGCCGGGCAATATCCCGGAGAATAAAATCTTCCAGTCTCCTGTATAGCATTAAAATCTTTTCTTCTCTTCCCTTAAAATAATCAGGTTGAAGCATGGCTGTCACTCTATCCTTTTCTCATTTCTTCTTTTACCAGAGCAATCCACTCTTTTTCGTGCTTTTCTTTTGCCTTTGAAAACCAGTGGTCGGTTGTTCCCGGCTCGTGATACGTCAGGTGTCTATCTGTTGGTGTTTTTTTCTTCTCACTCCACCATCCCGTGATATTTCCTTCTTCATCAAGAATCGGGTGTGAACCTTTGTAAAGAATATTACTATAAATGTAATGTGCATAGGGTGTATTCCATTCTATCGCCCCACCTGCTACCCCGTCCGGGTACCGCAGGCTGTTTCTCAGTACGCCTTGTTGAAATGGTACAAGTGGTTCACAATCGGCGGCAATTTGAAGGTTCAATTTCGTCTGGGCGTTTTTCAGATTCTTCTCAATCCTGCTTGTATCCAGTTTTATATTGATGTGTCCAACTGTGTTGTCGAACCTCGTTCAATCACTCCTTGGCGATTTGTTGTGCCAATGTGGCTTTTCTGTCGGTAAATCTTATCTCTTCCGGAGAATGATAATGTACGGTTCCGTCTTCGTATTCGATGATTCCATATAGGGCAGATACCTGCCCGGCAGAGTGCCCACATGCCATATACGATTCACCAACCACGGTTTTGTACTCAAACCATCCACGAAATATTCCCTTGCGTTCGATTATTTTTTCGTCTCTTTTCCTACTTTTTCTTTCTTCCGTTATGGTACACGGCCTATATTCGTTTACTTTCATTTCTATTCAAGTGCTCCTTATTGGTTTTCTTACTTCTCAAGTCCTTCTAAAAAGCTATAAATCTTATCCATGTCGTGAAGTGCTATTTCTCCATATTTCACAGTTGCACCTGCTTCTTTCGATAATCTCAAGAACGAATTTAGTCCTATATTAATCTTACTTGCGCCCTGTTTGGCTCTTAAAAATCTACTATCATTGTCTTTCAACGTGCGTTTTTTCATGTTTCTTTTTCTTTTCTATTCTTCATCAAACAGTCCACCACTCCGGTTGTACGACTGTTCTTCTTCCATTGCCTCAGCAACACACTGTTTCGCTTCCTCTTCCGTCATTCCTCTGTGGAGAACAAGGAATTTCCATTTTGCCATGTATTTGTTTTGCGCTAACTGGTAGTCCAGCGTTTTTTCTTCATCCGGGTTGATGGAAAGGTCATCTGCATCGACGTAAAGCTTGTAATTTCCGTAGTCTCCCAGGTTCGCCCCCGGCTTCATGGACTGCATTGTATCAATGATATACGCCAGATCGTGGACGAATCCAATTCTTCCGTCTCCGTTGGCAGAAGGCCTGTCTAACAGGTTTCGGAACATCTTAACTGTATTGATTGTCTTGCGTTCTGAGCTTTCCACCTGTGTAGCCGTCTGCATCGTGATAGTCTGCCCGTTGAACACAAACGTCCCGGAGTCAAAGCCGCATTTCGCCGAAATGATGGACAGATAGAAATTGATTTCCTCAATTCGGCTTGCAACTTGCAATTTCGGTTGCCACTGCTGGATCGTATCATCCACAGCCGTCCCCATCTGCATTCCTTTGATAAACTTTGGAAGTTTGATTCCCATGTTCTGAGCGGATAAAACAGTGGAACTGTCAACAAACATCACCGGGGCAGATGTTTCCGTTTCCGTCCCCATCGTGGACATTGCCACATCGAGCCATCTAAGTTCCTCCACGCACTCAGAAAAGAGTGATACGCCCAGCGGGCTGTCAGCATCGATTGTATTAGAGTACGGACATTTCAGGTATGCGAACAGTGGTTTTTTCAGCCCTTCGATGGTTGCTTCCGGTTCGATATCTGCCCACTTCGTATTTTTTAAGTTTGTTTCTCGCCCGATTTCGTCCTTCTGGTCGGATACAAACGCCTTGTTCGATATGTGATAAATTCGTACCCTCTCGCCGTCTCTGGTGCCGTCCTTGAATCTGTGCCACTCGGCACGGGTGTAAAATTTATCTTTTTGGTTGTAAAAAGAAAAGAAGATACATCCGGTTATTTCTCCGGTGGAATCAAATTCTGTAATTAGAAATCTATCCGGTGAGAGGTATTCTATACCGGTTCCATTCCACTTTGCCATCACTCCACCAACACGAATCATCTTTTCGATGTTTTCTTGTGCGTTTTTCAGGAACGAGTTATCTAGGGCAGACTGGATAGAAACAGCCTTTTCCTTTCCACCGTAGGCACTATCTACTTTGATATCAATGTTTTGTGTGATTAACTTCGCCAGCTCCCTGGCAACCGTATTGGAGAATCTAATCGTCCGTGTATTTTCGTCGCACCACGGAGGTTTTAGCCCGTCCGTGCCTTCCATTTGTTTCCAGAGATAGATTTTATCTTCCATCTCTGGTGAGAGGTATGTTTTTACGTCAAATGCCTTATTTATATCCGTCTTAAACAGCGTCCGTATCTTCCCCCTTATCCATGATATTAGTCCCGTTTAGTCACCTCGCTGTTTCGCGCAAATCCATAATTTCAGCTTCCACAAGTGCTTTTACAATTTTAGGAAGCTGAATAGCAATCCAATCCACCGTAGTTTCGTCTTGCCCAAATTCCTGGTTATGTTCCCAATTCGATTGTAATCCGCTTTCCGCCATAAAAGCATGTACGACTTCGTGGCGGAGTTGTTTCTTCTGCGCCCGCTCGAAATCACCTAAACAGTTGTAATTATCAGAGCGCAAAACTATGATTTTTGATGTATAATCGCAATATCCGTCAATGTCAGAATCTCCCATTTCCTGCAATTCGATGGAATATTCTTCTCCAAGAATATTTATTTTATCTTTCATTCTTCCTCCCGAAACCCGATAAAATCCGCAAAGCCGGCGGAGCCGTCTGAGCAAATATGGGAATTATATTTTGTTACATTCGGCTCATCATATTTGCTTCTAACTTTTATACCATAATCTCCACTCATGCGAAATGATACCATTATAGGGGTTATTTTTTCCTGCGATACATTTCCTTTTGCAAACTCTTTCCCGCACATTCGGCATTTATAGATTGCTTCCATCTCTTTCATTGTTATTCCTCCAGAGTAAATCTATTGTTTTCCTGAAATTTCATTCTTTTCAGAAATATCTCTTTAAATTCTTCGCAATTACTTTTAATTGTAAGCCCGCAATAGGGATATTCATTTGTGGATGTTCCAAAATCAAAGCTAGTTACCTCTGTTTCAAATTCCTTCCCGTCTATGGTTAATTTCGCTTTCATTGTTTGGCTCTCCATTTCCCGGCATAAATCTTTTCGGCGTTTTCATTTTCTTGCAAAGGCATTTCCGTAAAATTTTCATAAAATCTTTCCATAGTAACCATTATAAGATAATCACAGCCTGTTTTTTGGAATATTACAAAATACTCATGTGTTTCGATATCCGTCACAACATTGCTTACTCTGCATATGTCCCCATTCTCTCGCCTGTATATTCCACCTATCACTATTTTCAATATTCTTTCCCTCCAAGCCTCAAGTATTCCTTATATGGCATCAGCTTGAGGTACTGTGTATTCAACGCCTCGTAAAATATGCGTACATCCGCAACCGGTTCTCCTGTTGGATATCCATTCTCGTCTTCTTTAAATCCATATGTTTCTGCCTGTATCCATGTGATTTCTGCATCAGGCAGTGGCTCGTTTTCTTCCAGTTTTTCAATACTCACATATTTATTCATATCGTTTCATCCTTACGCCTGTGTTGCTTCTTTTGGAATTAATACATAGATTTCCAATTTGAAACATTTCTCGTTTTCATCATATAGTTTTTCAATTTCTATTCCGAATAATTCTTTCTCTTTGTAACAATACCATTTAGTAAATTTATTCATCTTCTCAATGATTGAAAAATCATCGATATTTGAAAGAATAAAATCTTTTGAAAACCCTAATTTTTCAAATTCGCCAAATACAATCTTATCTTCTTTATTCTTTAACGTGTTCACAATTTCATCAATAAAATTCATACAGTCACCTTAATATTTCATTGCCAGCCGTGGGATGTAATGAGTAAACGCATAATTAAATCCATCCCAGTAATCGTTGATGGAACCGATGTTCAAATCCTCGACTTCGTCCTCTTTTTTATCATCCCATTTCAACTCTGATAGAGCCTTGATAAGCCCTGTGCAGTCTTCACTTATCCAGAGCCGACCGGTCCGCAATAATGCATCCACCAAACGTACCCTTTCAAGTATAGTTGCCTTATCACATCCGTTCATTCTTGTGTTCAGATGTTCGTCTCTTACCGTTCGCTTCAAGTCGTAAATCAAAGTGGATGCCGCATTGTCTCCAAAACATTCCTGTATATATCCATATTGGGATTCCATGGAACGGAAAAATTCAAGAAATTTCTCTTGGATCTGCAACGTATCCACCTCTTCGCGAATTGGGAGTTTATCTTCTCCGAGAACGATTATCTTTTGGAAATTATTCACAAATCCTATACAGTAATACGTCGTCCTGGATTTGTTCCCGCCGAAGTCAATCCCGATTGTTCGCATTGTAAACCGGAATCTGCAATTTCCGTTTTCGTCGAATAAATCTTTTTTTGTAATAATATATGGAGATGGATTGTCAGCGAAATATTTAAATATAATTCCTTCGGCAGCAGTCCTCTGGCCGAGAATGTCTCGTTTATACCATACTGTGCATTTATCATACGTCTGGAGTATGGCTCGCAGTTTTTCCTCGCCGATGGACATATTATCTGCGATCGTAAAATGGCCATAATTATATCCATACAGAGGGTTTTGCTTCTGCATTTCCTCGTGGAAATTTAGAATTTCCTCGTAATACCAGTTGGAAGGTGCTTTCGGGTTTAAATCATGGAAAACCTTTCTATCATCGCTGGATAAGGTACGATCGAATACCTCTTTTATAAAATTCGAGTGGCATTCATTCGCTTCTGTGATGTATGCCATCCCGTAGGTATTTCCTTTTATTAACTTCTCATCGCCGTCTTTTCCACCGCCTGAGATAAGTATAATCTTTTCCCCTGTTTTTGTATCAACATATACACAATCTCGGTTTTGGAATTTTCCAGTCCTGCATCGGCCTTCAAAATAATTTAAAAGCCCGAAGCCGTCGCAATCCAAGATGTTTAATCGGGCTGTTGCAGTCGATACACCGCCGATCAGGTGGATTCTATTCTTGTGTGTTTCCAACAGGGAGCAAAAAATCAGGGTTTGCAGAACGTTTTTTCCACCCCTTTTCCCACCTTCCGCCACATTAAACCATGATGTAAGGCATCTCTTCATATATCTTTTTTGATTATTTGTAAATGTGGATGGAAAGTTTGTTAAATCGCCCCCTCTGGCCTTTCATTTATTCAAAATCTTCAATGTTTCTATCTGGAGCCGTTTTCTTAAGGATATCACTCATTGTTTGCATATTGTTCAGTACATTTTCCATGTTGTTATTTTGCTCTGGGATATTTTTTGTAAATTTATCAATCACAATTCCTAATGCTGTTGCGATTTGTGCCAAAGTGGCATTTTCCAGTTTGCCTGGGTCGGCCAGTGCTTTCAAATATGCGTCAACCACTTCTTGCGCTTGTCCCTTCCTGGATTCCATATAGGCAAGCATATCAAGTGTATTCTCTTCCTTTTTTTGCTCTATTTTTTTCGCTATTTCTCTATCTCGCGATACAATCCTTTTTACTGTATTGTCCGAAACTCCATTTTTTTTAGCCGTGGCGTTATAGCTTCCGCACTCGATATAATCAGCGATTATTTTCTTTTTCCGCCTATCCGTCACCCTGGGAGCCGTTGCAC